GAGCAGAACCGCGTAAGCGACGAAGAGTACATCGTGAACGTGATGCTCGCCGATGCGGCCGGGGAGGGGCGGTTTACGCGCTACAACCAATCGATATTCGGATTGCGGAGGCGGGGCCAGTGACTGCGTTCGCGCTGGACAGTCACTGGCCGGGTCGCGTCACGGATTACGAACGTTCCGCACGGATCTCGTTAACTTCTTCTACCGCGGCCTCCAGAATCGCCACAAGTCGATCTAGCGACTGGGCTTCTGGCGTTTCGGCACCTTCTTCTACCCCATCAAATGCACGGAGAGAGCCGCGCAGCGTCTTGAACCCTTGGGCCACGGATTCTAGGCCGGCGTTGGTTCTGGACGCCAGTGCAATTGCAAGAAGTGGCAGACCGAGTTCTATCCCCCTTATCCGACCGGATAGGTTCTCTACTTGCTCCCGAAGCTCTTCAATCTCGCTCATGTTTTCTCCAGTGCGGCGTCTGCCGCGATGAACCATCTTTTTATGTCGCCCCAAAGCGGAATGCGACGTTTGAAACTATACCTATCTGACGGGAAGGAAGCATGATCCAGACGGACATCAACTACCCGGACGGGTTGCCGCACCCACTTCGAGAAGGGCACACCACCAATCATGTCCAGCCGTTCCTGCGCACGCCCATGGAGTCCGGACGCGCGCGGCAGCGCCGCAGGTTCACCAGCGTGCCGAGCATCGGAAACTACAGCTTCATCTTCAACGACGCCCAGGCCGCCGCGTTCGAAATCTGGTTCAAGGTGACACTGAAAGATGGCACCGAGTGGTTCAACATCCCGCGGCGAACGCCCTTGGGCCAGTCCGTCCTGGTATGCCGATTCACGCGCATGTACTCCGGCCCACACCTGAGCGGCCGTGATCGGTGGTCGATATCAGCGGAGTTGGAGGCGTGGGAGCGCCCGCTGCTGTCCGACGACTGGGCGCTGATGCCCGACTTTGTCGCGCAGGCGGACATCTTCGATCTTGCGATGAACAGGGAGTGGCCTGAGGCATGACCATCCTGTCCGTTGTCTATGCCAGCGCGCCCGCCGACGAAGTCATCATCGCCTCGCTGGAAATTCTGGTACCGGGCCATCCTCCACTGCGGATCTGCGACGGCTTCGAAAACCAGATGCTGGGCGTTGATGGGCAGATGGTGCTGTTCGAGGCCGGCTCGTTGCAGGTGGCATTGCCAGCGCGCAACACGTCGGGCCAGCAGACGCTCAGCTTCGGGGTGTCGAACGTCAACGGCATCGCCCAACGCTATGTCGACGACGCCCTGGAGGCGGGCGTCCAGGTGCAACTGATCTACCGCGCCTACCTCGAGAGCGATAAGTCGGCGCCCGCTGAGCGGCCGCGCACGATGACGCTCACCGGCGGCCAGTTCGAACGGGGCGAGGCGGTGTTCGAGGCCGGCTATTACGACCTGCTGAACGCGGCTTGGCCGCGGGAGCGCTTCACCGCGGAAAACGCGCCAGGGATCAAGTACTCGTGATCGAAAAGTATCTGTTCACCCGCTATGTGAAAGGCGGCCGCGGGCCCATGGACCTTGATTGCTACGGCCTGGCCAGACTCGCCCGAACGGAAATGTTCGGGAAGCCGATGATGCCGCTGTGCGCCGATGCCAAGCCTGGCGACTTCCGCGCCATCACGCGCGCGGTGCAAGATGTTACAGACCTGGAATGCATGCGTCCCGCTGCGCCGACGCCAGGGGCGGTTGCCACGGCTTGGCGGGCGTCGCTGTGCGTGCACGTGGGTCTGGTCGTGGAGGCGGACGGCCGCCGCTGGGTTCTCGAGACGGATGAGCCGACCGGCCCGTGCCTGACGCCGCTGGCGGACTTCGAAAAGCGCTACACGAAGGTTATTTACTATGCCGATTAGGGTGTATCCGAGCCTGCTGCCTGGTGAGCCGATTGAAGTTCATGAGACCGAAGGGCTATCTCTTGCGGACTGGCTCACCAGCAAAAACCTGGACTTTCGCGCTCAGGCCGAGCAGCCGATCCTGGTGAAAGTGAATGGCGTTGAGCTGCCCGTCGCTGAATGGGATACCCGGGTGCTGGGGCGCGCCGATGAGGTGGAGATCAGGATCGTGCCACATGGGGGCGCATTCAAGGCAATCGGAAAGATCTTCAAGATCCTGGACCCCATATTGAATTGGTTCTTGGGCAGCATGACCCCCAAGAACAGTACGCCCTCCCAGCAGCAGGGAGAAAAACTCGAGACCGGTCAGGCGACTGCCAATCGGGCCCGGCTGGGTGAGGTCGTGGCCGAATTGGCCGGCCGGCATCGGATCTTTCCGGCCTATCTCACGCCGCCGCGGCGGTTCTTCGCGGCGCCACGGGAGCAGTGGGTCGAATTCCTGTGCTGCCTCGGGCCGGGCGATTACGCGGTCAATCCCGAGGACGTGAAGGTCGGCGATACCCCGTTCAGCTCGCTGGGGAACGATGCCGCCTACGCCTTCTTCCCGCCCGGGGCGGACCTGTCTGGTGTGCCGGCGCACGAGCACTGGTACTCGGTGGACGAGGTGGGCGGCACGTCGTCGGGGACCGCCGGACTGGATCTGAGCGTCGAATTCACGGCGAACATCGACCCGACGGCTGGGACCTACGTCTTCGACGACCAGACGGTCACGATCCCGCCGGGCATGGGCGAGTGGCCGGAGCCGTGGGGCAATGGCACCGTTCTGGACATCCGGCTCCCGCTTGTCTATGACGTCACGGTCGAAGGCGGCGGGGAAGACCCGCCGCGCAATCGCTTTCACGGTAACTTCCGCGAGACCGCGCCGACGATAGGCATGACCTTGCGGGCCTCTGGTGGGCTGTCGGGCAACTATGTTGTGTTTGACCGGAACCTCGATAGCAACGGGGATGGCTGGCTGGAGCTGACCTTCAACGACGAGGTGGTCGATGATCTGCCGTCAGGGCAACGAACGATCACCTTCTGGCGGCCGGCGCGCCGCTACCGCGTGTTCAGCGTTACACCGCAAGAGATCACGATCGACGCTATCACGGGCGGCAGCATCGAGACGGGCTGGGCCGGTTTTCCGGCCGTAACCTCCACGACGGCCACCTTTCAGGCGGACAAGGACACGGTGTTTGGGGAATGGACGAGCCTGTTCCGGGCGTGCCCCAGCAACGAGCGCACGGACACGATCGAGATCGACTTCTTTCTCCCGGCTGGCTTGGCCTATGTCGAGGATGACGGCGACCTCAGCAATCGCTCCGTCCAGGTCGAAATTCGATATCGGGATGCGACCGTGGGCGGCGCGTTCAGTTCGGTGACGAAGATATACACGGCCAACACCCTGGACCAGATTGGATACACGGAGCGCCTGTCAGTGCCGCTGATGCTTCCGGAGGTGCAGATTCGGCGCGTGGGTGCCCAAGACGCCTCCACGCAGGTCCAGGACAAGATCCAGTGGTACGGTTTGCGCTCCCGGCTGCCGACGCGTACCAGCTACCCGAACTGGACGACCATGGTTGCTCGGGTAAAGAGCGGGGGGAGGCTGGGCGCCCAATCGGAGAACCAGGTCAACGTCGTGGCTACGCGCGTGCTGCCCGTGCTGGGCGCTGACGGGCAATGGCTGGCCCCACAGCCCACTCGCGACATTTCCGCCTTCGTGCGGTACATCGCCCACAGCATCGGCTACACGGATTCCGATCTCGAAATGTCGGAATTACTGCGGCTGCACAATGTCTGGGCTGCTCGCGGGGAGACTGTCGACTACGTCTACGACGAGACGACGGTGAAGGAGGCCATCAACCTTGCCCTGGGCGCGGGCATGGCAGAAATGACGATCCGCGACGGTCAGATCATGCCTGTTCGTGACGACGTGCGCACCCAGTTCGAACAGCCGTATTCGCCTCAGAACATGACAGGCCCGTTGCGCCGGAACTTTCGTTCGCGGCGGATCGACGATGCGGACGGCGTGGAAGTCGAATTCACCAACGCGGAGACGTGGAAGCAGGAGACCGTGCGGTGCCTGTTGCCTGGCGACGCGGCCTTTAAGCTGGATAAGCTCACAGTCAAAGGCGTCACGGATAGGACTCGCGCCTGGCGCATCGGCATGCGCCGACGCCGCGCCCTGCGCTATAGAAACTGGGAATATGCGTTCGCCACCGAGATGGACGCGTTCAACAGCCGGTATCTCAGCTATGTCCCGCTCATCGACGGCGACCCCGGCTACGGCGTGTCGGCCATCCTGGAGCACATCGAACCGTCGGGCGACCTGGCGCTCATGCATTTGAGCGAGCCCCTGGAATGGATTGCTGGTCAGGACCATGTCGTGGCCTTCCGCCGACCGGACGGATCATTGGCCGGACCCTTTGACGCAACGCCTGGGCCCGACGAGTACTCGGTGCTGGCCGACATCACCGAAGCATGGCCAGTGGTGACGCTCAAGCAGGAGCCGCCACACGTCTATTTCGGGACCATGGAGCGCTGGTGCTTCCCGGCGCTGATCAAGAACATCAACCCGCGGGGCCTGGCTGCTGCCGACGTCGAAGCCGAGAACTACGACGTTCGGGTGTACGCATCGGACAACGCGTTCCCTCCCACTTAAACCATCCCGCTTCAACGCAGGCCCCTCACTGAGGGGCCTTCTTTTTTTGGGCGAAAGAATGACGACTTACAACACGGGAAACCCGCTCGGAAGCGCCGCCGTCAAGGATCTCTATGACAACGCGGAGAACCTTGATCAGGCTGTTAACACGCCCCAGAACACGTGGACTGATCGGCTGGGGAGAGCCCGGCTCTCTTGGGACGGCATGGCGCGGCTCTCCGACGCAAGAACAGCCATTCAGGCTGCTGAGAGGGCAGAGAGTGCAAGGGACGATGCGATCGATGCGGCCGCACAATCCGCGCTGTATTCGAATTCCCAGAGGTACGAAACGTATGCGGAAATGCTGTTGGATTTCGGAAATCAGCCTATTGGTCGGAAGGCAGAGGTCTGGGGAGATCAGAATGTTTCATTGAATGGCTTCTATAACCGCGCAGAGGATGGGTGGGAATGGGCCGATCCGCAACCTGCGAACCAGTCCGCTGTTGAAGAAATTGCCGATGACGTGGCACCTCTCTTGGGGGCAGTTCAGTTTTCGACGGAGGACGATGAAATTCGATTCATGAATGAAAAGGGCCTTATCGCTGGCAAGTTCAAAGGCGATGGAACGCTACAGGTAGCTGTAGTGGAAGCACGTGACGCTAACTTTGACGGCGCTGGTATCGGCGACAGCCAACTTGATTCGAAGAGCTGCCCTCCAGGGTTCGCGTGGGCTCTGGTCGACCTGGACAGCCAGCGTATTGCGGGCGGTTGGAGAAAAGATGGCACGCTCCAAATAGCGGCGCTGGAGGCGAACTCGCTGAACGGTGTGCCTGCTGTAGATTTTCTGTCCCCCGTTCGCGCCCAAGTAACTCGATTTGATGGTGGCCTCGTGTTCATCAACAACATTGGGGAATCTCTAGGAGAGGGTTCAGATGGCGCGATCACCACATCCCAGGAATTCGACAATGTGGGCTTTGCGGCGCGAGTCAGTTCACCGACGGAATATGTGCCTTTGACAGTGGCCAATACTCAGTGGGGTTCCAGGGGGGAGTCGCCAATGTACGGGGCGTGTGGCCACATTCAAGGCCTAATCTCGGCGGAAGATGGCGAGCAGAACTATCAACTGCTGGCATGCAATAACGCCGTGTCGGGGCGCATCATCGCGGAAATTTCCAAGGGGTCGAGTTGGTATGCCAATGAGCTGACCCAGATTCAGGCCGGAGAAACCATCGCGCAAAGTGAAGGCCGGACATCTGTGTGCTCGGCCAACCTGCTAACCATTGGAACGAACGATGTGACGCAAGGGACGGCGCGGACCGCCTATGCGGCGCAACTGCGCGCGTTGCACCGCGACTTAGCGGCCGACGCCACCGCGATTACAGGTCAGGAAGTTGCTCCGGTGACCATCATGAGCCAGACATCGCACGCGACGAATACAACGTCCCGGGATGTGCAGCTTGCGCAGGTTGATGTAGCCCTAGACACGGCGGGGGTGTACTTGGCGACGCCTCTTTATTTCTTCGGCTACTACGACACGCTGCACATCGTCGCAGAAAGCTCGAAATGGCTGGGTGGTTATTACGGCCTGGTCTTCAAGCGAACGGTGATCGACGGCGGCAAATGGGAGTTCCTGCGTCCGGTGCGCAGCTTCAGGCAAGGGCGCGTACTCGAACTGACGTTCAACACCGACTCTCAGTTGGTGCTCGACACGGCCTTGATGCCCGCGCAGACCAACCATGGTTTCTCGATCGTGGATGCTGGCGGCAATGACGTCGCGATTTCTGCGGTTGCGGTCAAAGGCGTCGGAGCCGTGCAGATCACATGCGTTTCCGATATCCCGGCGGGATCGGCGGTGCGCTACGGATGGAACCGGGTGACCGGAAAGGGCACGTTCACTGGTGGCGGAGGCAACCTACGCGATAGTCTCGGCGACACCGAACAATATACCTTTGAAATCGCGGGCGTTCCGACGACGAAGCGGTTGGATCGCTGGTGCGTCATTTTCGAATATCAGATTTAAGGGGGCAGTATGGGCATTGCAATCGTTGTTTCGGGTGCATCGTTCACGAACAATATCGGGAGGGCTTACCCTCCGTATTTTTCTGATCTGGTGGGCTTTTACATGCTTGGGGAGGATGAGGCCGCAAGCGCGATGAATCGTGCGCCAGGTGGCGGCGAATTGGCAGTTGCTGAAGGGGCGATCGCATACCACCCGGGTTATATAGAAGTCGGCAAAGCTGCCGGCTTCAACACCGGCTTGATTGTTCCTCCTGAGCATACCCAGGTGGCAATATTCCGACGCCCGGACACGACAAACCTGTTCGGACTGTGCGGGGCGTGGAAGGCAGGGACGTACACCGATTCCCTGCTGCTCGTCGGAGGTTCTGGCGGCAACACGATATATCAGGCAGCTTACAACGCTAGTGTTCGTGGAACTTTGACCGAAACCGGGCTGCAAAGCCGTTTCATGATGATGGCTGCCACACGCGATGCGGAGGGGGGGCTGGTTGCGCGGACGGACACGGCCGGGGAGATCGTGTCTTCGCCTTACGACTATACCGGTCCTACCCCGGCCTCTTCTTGGCGCATCTCCACCAGCGATTTCGGAACAAGTGCGTCGACCGCTGGCATGGCCGCAGTTGCACTGTACAGGCGGGCACTTGAAGCGGAAGAGCTACAGGATGTCTATGACGGATTGAAAGAGATGCTCTCCGGCCGGGTCGCGCTCGCATAGAGTTTCATGCCACGAGTAGCCCGCTTCGGCGGGCTTTTTTTCGTCTGAAGGGGACGCGATTGAACCTCCAAGATTTCGACGCCCATGCGGCAAAGCTTGCCGGCATGCTGGGCGCGGCGGTGTCCATGAGGTACCTGCAAGGCTCATGGTTCGAGCGCCTCAGCATGGCGGCAAGCGGCTCGCTGGTGGCGTATTACGCGGCGCCCTATTTGTCGCTGGTGCTGGGCATACCCGAGGGCTTGATGGGCTTTCTGACTGGGATGTTCGGCATGGCGATTGTGTCGCGCGCGTGGGAGGCGGTGCAGTCAGCCCCTATCGGCGCGTTGTGGCAGGCGGCAGTTGATCGCGTGCGCGGGCGCAACGCGCCGCGGTCGCCGGACGACAACAGGGGGGCGTGACATGGACAGCACCATCTACATCACGTTGTGGGCCGTGCTGGCGTTCGTGTGCTGGCTGGTCGTGGCGGGCGGTGCGGGCCTGGCCGTCTTCTGCAAGTCGATCGAGGACACGGTTCTGGAGCGGATCGGGCTATCGGCGGTTTGCCTGACCGCCACCGGCGCGGCTTGCCGGATCTTTATCGCGGGCTGGGCCAGTGCCGGCGATGCCGCGCTGGCCGCGTCTGCGGCGTTCTACGTGGCCGCGGTGACGGCCAAGCACATCAGGAGTTCGAAACGATGAAGCAATTTCAGCTATCGCAGCGCAGCCTGACGCGGCTGGAGGGCGTCCACCCGGCCCTGGTCGCGGTGGTGAAGCTGACGATCCAGCGCACGCCGGTGGATTTTACCGTCTTGGAAGGACTGCGCACGCCGGAGCGCCAGCGTGAGCTGGTCGCCAAAGGTGCCAGCCAAACCCTGAACAGCCTGCACCTGAAGCAGCAGGACGGCTATGGCCATGCCGTCGATCTGGCGCCCCTGATCGGCGGCGCCATTCCTTGGGATGACTGGGAGCAATTCCGCCATCTGGCCGACGTGGTCAAGGTCTGCGCCGTCGAGCTGGGCACACCGGTTGAGTGGGGCGGCGACTGGAAGACGCTCAAGGATGGACCGCATTTTCAGCTACCGCGCGGCTGGAAGGGGCGTGTATGAATCCGCTCCTTCGCGGTGCACTGCCGTACCTGATTGGCGCCGCGGTGCTGGCTGTCGCCGGCTCAGTCGTGCGCTGGTATGGCGCCAGCCAGTATCAGGCCGGCGCAGACGCCAAGCAGGCCGAAATCGAAAAGCGCCAGGCCGCCATCGAGCGGGCATGGCAGGAGGAAAAGGATCGTGCTGATGCCAAACACCGAGGCGCCGTCCTGGCGCGACAGCAAACCGAAGCGAAACTGGCCCGGGCTGAGCGTGATCGTGATGCCGCTTTTGCTCGTGTTGACGGGCTGCGCAAGCAGCTTGCCGCCCGGGACGCCGCGGCACCCGACGCCAGCAGCGGATCTGATGGCGCCGGCCCCGACTGGATCGGCCTATTTGGAGAGTGTCTCGGCCGAGCTGAAAGCCTTGGACAACGACTTGGCGAGGTGGGAAAAGACGCTGCAGGATGGGCTGACCAGGTAAACGGCCTGCAGGGCTACATTCGCGGGCTGGGACTGAAGCCCTAGCTAGGCCGTGCCAGTGCGGGCCTTGAGTGCCAGTGCCCCCCTCACCAGCTTGACGTAGGCCGGCTTGTCGAAGTCTCGAAGGGCTAAGAACATGTTCTTGTAAGCCATGCAGTTGTCCATAGTGATGTCCTTCACGACTCGGGCTGGCGAACCCACGACTATGGACAATGGTGGCACGTCGGATGTCACCAGGCTATTAGCGCCGATGATGCTTAGCGTTCCAATCTCGATGCCGCCTAGAACCTTGCTGCCCGTCGAGATAACAGCATGATCTTTTATGCACGGGACATAGGCGGCTTTCCCCTCTACCCCGGCGCGTTTGCTTCCTCCTCGTCCGCCCAAAGTGACATGTGTGCCAATTACGACGCCATCACCAAGTTCGCTCAACGCATGCAACGTTACGCCCATTCCTCCCGAGCCAAAATGAACGTCTTCGCCCATTTTGACGGTGTTGGGGATCGAAGAATTGTGCAGCAGGTAGTTCAATTTCTGGCAGCGCATGGCGTTCTTCTTGTCGCCTGCCTTCAAGTAGTCCTGCCCGCATCGCCAAATTTCGTAGGCGGTTGGGATACCGCAATCGAGCGTCGCGCCGAGCTGTTCCAGCCACGTGTTGACTGCGTTATTTGCAAGCAAGGTGGCCTCGACGCGAGAGGTCTTTACACTTTCGGTGGTGGTGCCCATGATTCTTTCACCCGCACAGTTTTATGGCGACTCTCAATAGGTCCAGTCGCGAAGTGTTCGCAATATATCAGACCAGAATCGCGCCCAAGGCTGGGTTCTCACACACCTATGCTGCTTGTGCCCTGCACCGGTGGTGCGAAATCAGTCCCGTTCTCCTGGCCATTCCCCCCAGCCAACCGGGCTCACTGCATTGCGGATCTGTGGGTGCTTGTACATATCCTTACAGGCGCTCATCAACGCCTCTTGGGTAGGCTCTACATTGCGTAGCTCGCATAGCGTTTCGGCCGCCGTCATCACTTGCTCAACCGTAGCGCCTAGTGACTGGGCAAATGCTTCCAAGTCGAATTTATCGTCCTGCATACTTACTCCTCCGAACTAGAATTTTTCATAAATGTGACGGAGAAGTATAAAGATTTATCTTGCGTAACGAAATTTCGTCTATTAAGCCCCCTGGGATCTTGCCATGGAGATGCCAGGACAGCCTTAGGCGCTCCGGTTATTTAAGATGCTGAGCGATTACGGCCGGCTCATCATCTAGGAGCACCTTCATCCGGTGGATGGCCGCGAAGTGGCTGCCGACTTCTTCGTTCCAGCCGCGGTCGATGATTTCCACGAGATCGCGTGCCTGCTGTGCCACTCCGTGAAGCCTGCTGATTTCGGACAGCAGTTCGCGTTCAATGCTGACCGGGAGCGAGATCTTCCAGAGCGCGATCAGGCGGTCTAAGGGGATAGGGGGAGTTCGAGCTGGTCTGCCCATAGCGTGGCCTACATTAGAGATTTACTGTATAAAAACACAGTATATTTCACTGCAAGATTCACGCAATTCGGCCTTGAGTCCGGCCGAAAAGGGGGCAGATCATGGCCGATGTGGAATGGGCGCAGCGCGACGATTACTACTGGCAGGGGCCGTCCGGCTGGACGATCTGCCGGGTGTTCGTTGACGGCATGTGGCAGTACGAGCTCTGGTTCAGTCGAGGCGACAGCGGCACGATCTACGGCATGCGCGGCTCGCTCGCCGCCGCGCAGGACCTGTACCAGCAGAAGCTGCGCTAG